CTTCACACACGTCCCTCACAAACACGAAATGGCGTTGGGCGTTCCCGTCGCCGTGGATCTCACAAGGTTCTCCCCTGAACATTTTACCCAAAAAGATAGGAATCAATTTGTCAGGATATTGACGAGGACCATACACGTTGTTTCCGCGCGCAATCACGTATTCGAGGCCATAAGAATGTCCATATGCACGAACGAGCATTTCTGCTCCACATTTCGTGGCAGCATAAGGGTTTGTCGGATTCATGATAGCTGTTTCGGTAACGTTATTGAATACTTGGCCGTACACTTCATCGGTGGACATGTGGACGAAGCGTTTGCATCGACCGTATTTGCAGACGGCTTCTAGTAAGTTGTGGGTACCTACAACGTTGTCCTGAGAAAAATGAACGGAATTGCGAAAGGATAAATCTACGTGGGTTTGTGCAGCAAGGTGGTACACGTACTGGACATTGTGTTCTATGAGAATTTTTAAAATGTCGGCATCTCTCAAATTTTTTTGAATAAAGACGTACTCTGATTCGTCCGGAATATCGGGCGTGCGACTGTTATAGGACATACAATCTAAATTAATGACGCGCGCGCCCTTTGAAAGCAAATGATGTACAAGATTAGAGCCGATAAAACCGCAACCACCTGTGACAAGAATAGACATTTGATAGTAATACACTTAGTAATTATAATGATTTTTTGTATAATTTATTTTGGATTTAAGCAATCAATTTTAATATTTTTAATTTTACGAAACCATCCGCTTCCATTATCAATACGATTAAATTCTTCAACATGGCAATGTACCACGAATAATTCCACAATAAGAAGAACCACATTCTTTATAATCCGTTTTTGCCTCTAACATAATTTCAAGGTCGGTTTCAGTTTTAAGAGACAAATTATCTTGCAAAATGGACGCCCACAATCTCTCTGTAAAACAAGCGTTGGCAGAGTGGTGTCCTCCTTGGCCAAGATGATATTCTAATTGAGTCCAAATTTTAGTTCTCTTTATTTTGGCACCCAGCGCAGCAAAATTACCACCATAACAAACGGGTGTATATACAGATGAATATTTAAAGCCTAATGCGTTTGTAAACAACCTTAATGAATCAAAATCACCCGGCGCATCGGCCCCACGATAACCTTTTCGCGTGTATGACATAAGGGTTTTTACGTCGTGAAATATAGAAAAATCACCGCTTGGGATTTGAAAACACGCGAAGCCGTTCGTATTGGTTATTTTTACCATATCTTCAAATGAACGCGGCATTTTTAAATTGTTCGTTTGATGAATGTTGTTGTTATCTTTTAGAAAGAATACGATGTCGTTGTCATTCAATTTATTGGCGTTTCGAGCATTCCACCATGCATACGTATGGTCACAACCTCCATAGTTATCCAATTCAATTACATTGGCTTTTTTTGGCCACATTCTTGTTTGTTTGCATTTGTTCACGATTGTAATAGAATAAAATTTGTCCATGTCTGTCCATTGCTCCAACCACGACGCATCTCCTTTACAATACGCAACGACTAAAAATAAACGCCCATGTTCGACGTTTGAACATTTTCCAGAACAACCACCTTTAAATATGTTGTTCATTTGTGGGACATGCAGACATTTTGTACCCTTCGGTTGGTCGATACGAGGGATGGGTGGCGCAAGTTGTGGCAAATTCCCTTGAAACCGGTATTTTTTGGACAACATGGTCTCTTCGCCCTTCAAAGCTTTGTGAAAGATGATAATGTTCTGGCCAAACTCGACAGACACCACATTTCCATAAATCTCAGGCTTTTCGTCCGTCAGTTTGCTGTGGCCGTTTGTGAACTCGCGATTGACTGATTCAACTAAACCCTTCCATATTTCCACGACGTTTGGCTGATTCTGTAAACTATAGCCATAAATGTTGGTTGTCGGTTTCCACCAATTCGTTTCAATGTCTTCAACAATGTACATCCCGCCCGGTTTCACCGCTGGCCACAGTGTCTCAAAGGAAACGAGCTGATGTTTTGGTACATGTGACCCGTCATCAATGATCACATCGAAATTTCCACCAGACTCTTTCATAAAATGATTTAAGAATTTGACGTCACTCTGGTCACCCTTGTAAATAGTGCAACCCGTTTTCGAATTCACTTTGGTTGCCGCATTCGAATCACACTCTTGAGAGGGTGTCTTCTGAAAATTGCCATAGCCAATACCGTAGACATGTTCAGCTTCTGAAAAGTATTGTTGCCACATTTTCATGGAACGTCCCTTTTCAACCCCAATTTCTAATAGACGTACGGAACTTTTCCTGATAGCTTTGAATATGCGTTCGTAGTATCTAGTGTAGCCGTGATATCCGCGTCCATTGCCGACGCGTGCTTTGTCGGAACCGGATGCCCCTGCTAAAGATTCTAGCGATATCTGTGCAGCCAGACGTCTACGTGGCAAATTCCCTTGAAACCGGTATTTTTTGGACAACATGGTCTCTTCGCCCTTCAAAGCTTTGTGAAAGATGATAATGTTCTGGCCAAACTCGACAGACACCACATTTCCATAAATCTCAGGCTTTTCGTCCGTCAGTTTGCTGTGGCCGTTTGTGAACTCGCGATTGACTGATTCAACTAAACCCTTCCATATTTCCACGACGTTTGGCTGATTCTGTAAACTATAGCCATAAATGTTGGTTGTCGGTTTCCACCAATTCGTTTCAATGTCTTCAACAATGTACATCCCGCCCGGTTTCACCGCTGGCCACAGTGTCTCAAAGGAAACGAGCTGATGTTTTGGTACATGTGACCCGTCATCAATGATCACATCGAAATTTCCACCAGACTCTTTCATAAAATGATTTAAGAATTTGACGTCACTCTGGTCACCCTTGTAAATAGTGCAACCCGTTTTCGAATTCACTTTGGTTGCCGCATTCGAATCACACTCTTGAGAGGGTGTCTTCTGAAAATTGCCATAGCCAATACCGTAGACATGTTCAGCTTCTGAAAAGTATTGTTGCCACATTTTCATGGAACGTCCCTTTTCAACCCCAATTTCTAATAGACGTACGGAACTTTTCCTGATAGCTTTGAATATGCGTTCGTAGTATCTAGTGTAGCCGTGATATCCGCGTCCATTGCCGACGCGTGCTTTGTCGGAACCGGATGCCCCTGCTAAAGATTCTAGGTTATTATCATAGGTAGAAGTTCTTACTTGTATTTCTGAACGTTTTTTTGAAATAGGATCTGTGTCGCTGGAAGCGTGACGACATGCTTCACCGTCTGTAGACCCTTGGCGTTCTCCATTATCTTTACGAAGTATTAATGGCGCAATTGTTGGGCATGAATAGGCCCAATTGTTTGTCAACCCTCTCATTGTACGAGCAATGGTCACGCCATTTGAAAATGACGATGCCAATGTACCAACAAATTGTTGTGCTTTGAGGGCTGACCATAAATCCAGGAATGCGTTATCGACATACGAGATTGCAGCCAATGATGCGCGACACTCTTCTCCACGAGTGCTCTTATGATAAACTGACGGGGCTGGCCACTTTATTTCAAGCGGATGTTTGCCAGAGCCAATAGCAAATTGTGGCGCTGGTTCACCAAATATTAATAGTATTGGCTCGACCGTTCCTAAATTGCGTACGGCGACTGCTATCTCTTTAGGAGTGTAACATGTCTTTTCACCGTCTTTACGCCGTTCCCGCTGAGTGCAATATGGATACCAATCATTCTCAATGCGCGCATGTACAGCAGTGTATTTGCCTTTGACAGCAATACACTGATCGTATATTGTGGTCAATCTAGGAGGGAGTGTCATGGACTGGTAAAACCATTCAACGTATGGACCATTATCTACCATCTTTCTCTCTTTGTATTTTTGTATACTCATCCTTTTAGTTAAGGCAGTATTCGCACTAACCAATGTACAGCCATTGCTCTTTGCCAATTGTATTAGACGTTGAATTGCTGCATGATCGAATATTTCCAGGCTGTCCCGCCATCCACCGCCAATGTCCAAATCTTTTGGAAGTATCACAACGTCATTCGAATTCGCCAATTTACAACCACTTACAATTTGGCCCACTGTAAACATAATATTGTTATTCAAACAACAATTTTCTTTAAATTCACTGTTCCCGTCATATTGAAGAGCACGGCGTGTCTTAAAAGTATGACGTGGTTTGCAATCATTCTTGATTTCACCCGTAGCACGCACCCTATGAAAGCATATGGGCTTAAACTCAACGGGGACATTACGCATCAAATATTTTACAAACGTTTCCGCGTGCATATCATAGATATTTTGACGTTTGCTGCGAATAGCTAATTTTTCAAAGCGGTTCGTCGCCCATTGGCTAGCCCATTTATAGAGACCATAGAAAGCACGGTCGTTAACGCCACCAGAAGGAAGGAAATCTGGAATAACAGCGTCACTGTCACTAATATCAATGGGGGTCATGTATAAAACGTCTAATCTGAAAAGCCCGATACGCTCATACTTAATTGGCATCGAATCCCACACTCTTTGTATAGAATACCATTGCTTAAGACTATTGTCCATACTATAGGGAAAAGCACCATGTTTTTGCACGTAGTTTTTGTGATAATAGTCCAAATCTATTGCTTTTGAAAAACTATCTATGGTGTCGAGCTGAACGTTGTTTGTCATTGAATACACTTCAAGTGGATTCACAGCCGTGTGGTCTTCGTTGTTGCGCGGATTCGTAATACTATTTACATCGTACGTGTGTGCGTAGACATCACAGTCTGGATTGATATTCAGGATATACTTTTGAATAGACGGAAAGACAATATCGTTAAAGTGTTTGGCAAGACCAAAGAATAGAAGAGCGCATTTATTGGCTACTGTTTTTGCGGCTTTGACATGATCTTTGGGATTCTTATTTTCACAGGCCCCCAATTCTTGCATAATCTTTATTCTTTCATGCCCGGGAGAGCCAGTCACATGCGCAAGCCAATCACCCTTCTGCCAAACGGATTCTTTAGGATCTGTTTTGAAAAAAGAGACACCCCTCCTGAAAAAACTATTCATAATACGTTGCGATACAACTGTAACATGAGGCCCACTTTCAAATTCGGACTGGCTAGGATCTTTTATTTCACCACCTTTGACCAACAGCTGAGTTAATACGGGCTGGTCCACAAGCGCTTTACCCAGATATTTGCTCGATCTGGAACGTGTAGCACTCTTCATTTTTTTCAAAATCTCACGAGTCCATTCACTGTTTTTAAATATAATTACACCGGAATTAATGGGGACATTCATTCGTTTCCATTGCGCATCTCGCGCAATTATTATGTCAGTTTTATATTTTTCATAAATGTCCTCAATACGAACATTGTCATTGGTAATCGCGATATCACAATCCAAAAGTAAGGTTATATCATAGTCAAGATGTTCCAGTACTTCGTGATATTTTTGAAATTTCGGATGATTAACCACCGAAACTTTATTTTTTACCACTTCTAAACCGTATCCATGTTTATTGGCGTATTTCCGAATAGAATTTACACCACAATCGCACCATTCATTAGGTTTAGTATGTAAAGTCACAATACCCACCGTTAAGCTTGGCTCTGGCACAAAAGTTTCAATATCTTTATCGAAACTATTGTCTGATGGCAAGTCAATCTTCCGGGTCACCGTTTTGATGGTCACTTCCCTTAAAGGTTCTGGTCTCTGCACTTCCTTCACCGTTTCATTCATGGGCGCAACAGAACGAAGATTTGGCGTTAAAGTTGTATTATCGTCAAGCCAGTACACGCGCCCATGCCAGATCTCTTTGATCTTTTGCCGAGACGGCGGATGATGTCGAGCAGCCACCAACAAAATGATACAAATACACGCACCAAACATAACCATATAACTAGGCAAATCTTTGTGAGGCATTTCATTTACAATAACGATAGTTTATATATCTTTATTTATATTTAGTACTGGATTCTTCCTCTTTGGCGGCTTCCTCTAATTTTTCAGTAATATGTTCAAACGCTTTCTTCGCTTTATGTCCCAATACAATACATTCCTCATAGGTCGGCGGTTTCCAGGGAGATTCTATCTTGGGGTCGATCGTTCGCGCGGCAGTCCATCCAGCAGCCATACCCACTAAAAATTTAAACATCTTTGTCAAAAAAAGGGGGCCAGAAATAGTGTCAAAAACTATCTTGCGGCGATGATACGCTTTTGGGCGACAAGCCGGACCTTTTCAACGATCCGCGATGCACAGGTCGCACACACAAGCTCATGTCCCGGCAAAAAATAGACGTCCGCCGAACACTGATAACAACGATACTTGTAGGAACTTGTCATCTGAGTCGGAATTTGGATCACCTTTCGCTTTCGACGTCTTGTTTTTGGGACCTCCTTTTGTGGAATACGTAAGGAATATGACGGGTCCATTTATCTTGTATAATAATAAGGTCATCACTTAAATATATAATATGAGTAGAATATATTCATTGTCGGATCAAGGATTATTTATGCCCGAACAAGGCACCCAAGAATGGCTCGACGGACGAAAGGGCAGAATTACCGGCAGCAAACCCGGAGATCTCTATTTCAACTTTAAACAAGAATCGGATTGGGACCAAATTCTCGAAAAATGGTTTGGGGATGCCGTTGAAAATTTTGACGCCGTTGCGCGCAGTAGAATGGCATGGGGCTCAAAACATGAAGATACGGCTGTTCGAGTCATCGTAGACAGTATACCCGGTGCGCACTTTTTCGAATGTCCCCAGATCCCTATCAACGAGATCTATGCTTCGAGTCCGGACGGTGCGATCATTGTGCTCGAGTCTGGCTCTGAAGAGCGCGTTTCCAAAGAGAATTTGCGCCAAGAAGATGTGGCATGGCACGCCAACGTTGAAATCAAATGTCCTGGAGGTGGTATAGGTAAGACATATGAAGAAATGCGCACAGTTGTTCAAAAAAAGTGGAAAACGCCCGCCGCGTATTATATGATCCAGATCCATATGGAAATGGCCGCTCAGAAAACGCAGGAGACGCTTTTCGTGGTTTGGACGCCATTGCTGACACGTATGTGGCGTGTCCCGTTTAATAGATCGTTCTGGAATTTATGTTTGGAAGTGTTGGAGAATTTCCGGCTGAAAAATGTGCCATTTGATGTTATGCAGTCGAAAGTAAATAAACTTAAACGTCGGTGCTATGGAGTGGCCAACTTTCCGATCTGGAAAGAAGTTCATCACGAATTTGAGGAAGATAGTATTTAACTTTCACTATCTTTAAGAATGTCCGTGATTGAAAACATGCCCGAGATCCTACGCCGGTGTCTCCGCGATGATCCGGACGTGTTATTCGTGGTTGGTAGACCAAAAGATGGCAATGTGATCTGTTATACAGTGGAAAATGAGACTATTGTGCCGTATTGGCGCCTGGAAAATGGTGAAAAAATGGAAACGTCTTATTTTGAGAAATTAGTTCTCGCTGTAGAAAAGAACGACGGACAATTTAATATAATTGGGTTGCCGGCAATCCGCTTTACTTTGACCGCCAGCGGTGTCCACCACGCGGACAAGACCATTGCATTTGTGTTTTTGGGACAACCAAAACGTTTTTTTAGCCCTTCGCCTTCGTATATTATAATCAAATACACGAATAAGAGTACTCAAAAAATAAATCTCTAATTTTTAAAACTAAGATAAACATATGTTTTTTTGTATTTAAGTATCAATATAAAGGCCAGAACATGTTTTTCGTTCGCCAAAAAACGAACCAGTGTGGCTTACATGCCATTCAAAACATGTTCAAAAGCGCTAAAATTACAAACCAAGATATGCACGATACTTGCACAGATATCCACGATAAAACCGGAGATCATATACACAATCATGAATCGTTTGGCGGTGATTGGAGTGTAGAGGCAGTCCTCCAAACGTTGGTGCGCCATGGTTATACAGTAGAGTCGGCCATCTCTTCCAAAAATGATCGCGAATGGGTCGGGCCTCCCATTCCAGAGTTATTACAGGACAATGACTTTCGCGGAATGATTGTACACCAACCCATGAATAGACACTTTACATGTCTACGACCTGAAGAAAAAGACGGCGAACAAGATCTTTATTACATTGATTCGCAATCGGGAGGCCCTAGAAAGATTTCGCCAAATTTGGCGTCTCGACGATGTTTGGCGGCTGCATATGCTTGGGAGCCGTATATTGTAAAGGGGCCAGAAATGGAGTATGTCGAGCCAATCCAATTGGCCTTGCCCTCAGGCTGCGAGGACGGCGGAATTAGAGAAAGTAAACGGGTGAAAAGACCTTCACAAGATTTCATGCAGGCGTGGCACTCTTTATCTGCTCGTTCTTCTGCCAAATCCACAGAAAGCACAGGACCAGCAGAAAAAGCACGCGATAATCCATTGGTGGCTGCTGGTGTAATCCCTGCGGATGACGACACGTAGGACATACCGGTACCATATGTTCACAGTAAAATTGTTTTCTTTTCGACCATTGTTTCCAACACTCTTTGCATAAAAAATGGTTACATTCTAAAGTTATTTTAGCCCGACGATTCTGATAACATATCGGACACTCAAATAAGGGCATTCCATAATCAAGAAATATAACCTTAAATACAGATGAATTAGGTCAGTCTTTATTGGTTGAGGATCTTCGCCGATATGTACCTATATATAGTTGTGTCTTTGTATCTGAAATGTTTAGTCAATATTCTTCCAAAGTACCAGCGCCTCCTCTCGAAATTGTCCAAGTCAACTGTGAAAAGACCGGCACCATTTGGTACAAAAAGGGTGTGGAAATAGCATGGACAAAAGAAGCCCTGATGACCCCACAAAAAACATCAAAAGACCAGTATAAAAGATAATATACACACAACAAAATGTTTAAATGTACACTGGCCCTTATCGGTCTTATTGGTACAACAGCTGAAATAGAGACTCCTATAAAATTGACGAGATCTTATCGTCAACAATTTGACGATATTGATACCCTTTTAGGTCGCCTAACGCATGATATAAAGAAATACTACTGTGAAGAACATTCCAGACAGGGTAATAATGGCTCTGGCGAGGGACTGAAGCCCAAATTCTTAGAACAACATCTATTCCCATTACAGTACGCTCGTAATATTCCGTTCAGACCCGAAGATTCGACACAAGCTTCTTTAAAGACTGCGAATGGTACCATATGGAAAGCAGGTAAAGAAGAGTCAACGCTTAAGCATTCCGACGATAATACATTTAATACATGGTTATCTGGTCAAGTAGACGACGACGATGAGCAGGGTATTACCGCTACTGATCTCGAAAATGGAATTTTGTCAGATATTTATTATAGTGTGTTTACACACGAGATTGAAATGGATGAATTCGGCAATGGAGAAAAGGCTTGGAATGCCAAAGCAGATTGTGTTAGCTGGGACCCCAACATATGTCAACATTTCCCTACTATACAATTGGCGTTGTATTTTGACACTGCTGTTCCGGAAAAGATCACATTTAAGCCTAAAGATGCGGCAACATTTGTGTTTTGGACCCCGACGGCAGATTCATGCCGTGACGAAGAAAAAAAATAAATCCTTAGAATAAACCAAAAATAATGTATTTCCTTTTTCATGAATGATATTAGTATGAAACATTTGCCTCTATTACTGTTCTATCTTTTGTTGGGCTTTTGTTTCCAATTTCCGTCCGTCGCCATGCGATTTTGGATGATGGATGACGTCAAGGTAACACCCGCGCAAATGGCGGCAATCTTTGGCGTGACAGCCATTCCATGGTGTATGAAGCCCGTGTATGGTTTCATTTCCGATTCCTATCCGATTGGCGGTCTTCGGAGGCGTCCTTATATGGTGATAATGTCATTTGTTTGTTGTTTCATGTGGATCATTTTACCGTTTGTGCCTCATGACGAGTTTACGATTACATTAGTGATGACTGTTTCCTCTGCAGGTCTCTGTTTCACGGATGTGATGGCGGATTCATTGTTGGTGGAGGTTGCCCGTACTGAAAAAGAAGAGGATAAGGGTATTATTCAATCACATGCGTGGATAATGCGTTTTACCGGTGGACTTTTGGCTTCTGGACTGGGCGCCCTGGCGTATGATTGGTTAGGATCTGTGCAAGTATTTTTATTAAATTCTATGGTTCCCCTGTGCATTGCTTATGTGTCTTTGTGTATTCCAGACAGTCCAAGCAATACTCGTACAGATTGGCGCGAAACGAGTGCCAAGATGTGGACGGCTGTTCGCATGCCGGCCATTTACAAGCCAGCTTTGTTTATTTTTATGATTTGTGCGACGCCTGGCTATGGACAAGCCATGACATTTTTTTACGAACGCGAACTCAAATTCACACCGAACGAGTTTGGTGCTTTGGATGTCATGGGATACATTGTAGCAATCACCGGTACATATGCTTACAAGAAATGGCTTCGAGAGGTGTCCTTTCCAAAGATATTTGGTTGGGCTCTTTTCTGGGCATTTCTTCTGGAAAATACGCTCTTGCTCTTGGTCTTGCATGTAAATCGTTCCATGGGCATTCCCGATTTCGTGTTTGCGGCCATGGAAAGAGTGGTTATTACGTTAGTGGGACAGTTTATCTCGATGCCTATGGTGGTCCTTGGCGCACGCGTGTGTCCTGTAGGCGTTGAAGGGACGTTGTACGCTTTATTGATGTCGATAACGAATTTTGGAGATGTGATCTCTTCAGAGTGGGGTTCTTTATTCACGACTATGTTTGGCGTGACAGGCACCAATTTCGCAAATTTGTGGAAGTTGATGCTATTGTGCAATTTTTTTGATCTTATTCCACTGGCCTGTTTGAAATTAGTATCGGGCGTTTCAGAGCCAAAACGCGAAGTTGTGTCATCGTCTATATAGGAGTCAGAGGACAAGGAACGACACATGCCTCCAAAAAAAAGACAAAAAAGGTCACCACCAGAAATTGAAAACTATGAAAGACTATCCTTTCTTGCTAGAGAAATGTCAAAATTCAAAAAACAAAAATTTCAATACAATATGTTACTTAAACAAATTTATGAACTCATTTCCAAACAAAGAGATTCTGCAGAATTCTCAGAAGAAACAAGTCAAACATTGCGGAAAGATGTCATTGCCTGGTTATCTGACATTGAACAAGCAAAAAAACAGTCGTCTGACATTAGAGATAAAGCACTCAAAACATTGAAAACGCTCGCCAGCTTAGACGACGATGCATTGAAGGGGGCGGCGCTCATGTTGACAGAAGAGGAGACACGATTAGCCGCGATAGAAGGTCTCGAATCCAGGTGGCAACGTATTGTACGCTATAAAAATAGCCCAATTGGCATTGAAAAACACACACAAGAATGGTTTACACGTTTTTATCGTCAATTTCAAAAAACTTCCACGTCTATAGAAGATTTGTCTTCTAAAATAAAAGAGATTCTAGATCAATTAACACTTTAAAAACAGTAGTATTTATTTGTATATTGTTTAATGGTATGAACCGTAGAATTGCATCAACTATGGGTGTTTCTTTGGTCATTCTTTTATTTTTTGGATTGTTATTCTTTGAAGAGTGTCGCGTGCGTTTGTACATGATTCCCGCCGCCGTGACTGTCACTTATCTCTTTTTTATATTGAATCCGTCCTGCGCCCGTCGAATGCATCAAAGGAAGTTGACGTATGAAGATTTGGAAGATTTTCGAGACGCAGATCCAGAACTTCGAAGGAGATTCCAGCTGGTTTTTACCAGAGTCCAACAAATTGGTGGTGCCATCTGTGCCGGCATACTCGTAGCTTATGGTTGGAACCAATGGCACTCTGACGCCGGGCTTTTCGAAACGATAGGGATCCTAGGAGGTCTTCTTAGCTTGTATGCTAGGTTCTTCGGTTATATCGGTGGATTTTGCATATCTTGCCTTTATAAAATTAAAAAGGGTCAGCGGTATCCTACAGACACTACGAATGGGACAGCAGGCGAGTTGAAACATCCGAATCCAAACGCGATAAAACCACAAAAAACAAAAGAGGGCCACGAAATACTGTAACATTTACTTATCACTTTTGGGTTTATATACTCGGCGACGTTTTTTGGGAGGGCCGATCTGTCCCGAAGAATCAGAACCGTGTTTTTCGGCGGCAAATAGCGCTAGCAGCATTGCATCGGCGACGTCATCGCGTTTATCCTTCTCAAAACGTTGAAACCATTGTTTATTCGAACTGGAGATGGACAACGACGGGATAATTGCGACAGATGCCTTTTTATTTTTGGCGTAATTGCCCGTGGAAATGTCAAAATGGCATCGCATCGATCTAGGAGAGATCATGACAGATCTACCCCACATGAAGCACTCGAAAGCAGCCGCAATGACCTTAAATTTGGCCGTCATCTGGATCTCAATGCAGATTAGGTCGGCGATATCAAAAACTGCCTTGCTCGCATCAATAAAAGATTTGACTAGAAAAGTATATTTTGTATGTTTTGCTTTTGGATGATCTTTTACTAAATTATATCGTCCGAAACTTTTAAAGGAACCGACGTTGGTATCGTACAAAGCCCAACCTAAATTCTTCAAACCCGGATCAATCGATAAAATAATCATTTTGTACATAAATATTGACACATAAATACCTGCACATCATTAATTCGAGGATTTTTTATATATTCTTATCAACATTTCTTTCGAAAATATTTACTGAAGATCTGTTGTGGCTCTTCCTCCGTATCACTATCGGAGGTAATCACGCGTCTCCTTTTGGGCATATGCACGCACGCATCTCTTTTTGGCGGCGGTGGTTGTGCGGCAGCGGCCGGCTGAATGTACTTTTCATAATCGGCCGTCACTTCATCTCGAAATATAGACGATTTTCGCAATCGGTTTAGTCGCGTTTTCTCTCGGTGACATTGAGGACATAAGGCTTGTAAATTGGAAGCTATATCTTGGCCACCGTCTTGTAATTCTATGATGTGGTCGACCTCAAAATTCGGCGGAATGGGAAAGAGTTTACATCTTCGACAGGCGTAGTTTTGCCTGTATGCAATTTCAACGCGCATCGACCTGCTCAGGGCTCTCTTTGGGATCTTTTTAGAGAATTTTTGGAGGTCTTGTTTAAATGAATGGACATCGGGCAAAGATCGGTAAGTTTTATTGAGATACCATTGCAAAAATTTTACAACTGATTTGCACGAAATAAAGGACTCGGACTCGATCATCTGACATTCCAAACGATGTTTATTCCATTCATATCTGGTCACTTGCTTTTTAAATCGGTCTAGATCGGTTTTCAGGATTTTGGCAACTTCTGCCATTCGTATATAGTATTGAAAATCATATTGCACTAAATGATGGTCGGTGTCGGGCAGGGACATCTCGTCCTTGTCTCGTTATGATTGGTGCTTTAAGTAGGATCCGATTTCTTTTTTTTGGATCCGATTATGTCACAAAAAAAAGATAGAGACAGCGCATACCCTATTTTGGAAGAAACCGATTTCTAGGTATATAAAGACTATTTTTAGATACATAAAAAATGCTCCAAACGGGGCAGATCATAATGGACCGGACCAGTGGTCCAGTCCCCTTGCAAGACCATGGACCCATGAAACGACCAAGGTCACCATCCTCCATCATGCTTCCAGCTAGCCAAAAAATAAAATTAGATCCAACTACAAAGTCCAAAGTACAGATTTCCATAGTGCCAGCGCCCCCACAACCAGCCCAAAGATCACAAGCAGCCATCGAACAAAAACAAAAACTCATTAATATGCGATTCAAAAAAGCTTTGCGTAGAAATGACTCGACCACATTACAAAGGTGTCTAGAATCTGGTTATAGCCCAACTGTCCAGGAATGGCTGGCTATTATTGGCAAAATGCACGTTGCGACGGCGTTAAAATGTGTTTCATTGGCGAGGACATTGGAAGCGCCATGCATTTCGGCCGCCATACGACGGCAACATAAATCATTATTCAAAGAGGTCATTACCAGAGTAGAAGAAGTTCCGATCACACACATGCAATATTTAATGACTGCACCCGCATACTATCTAGAAATATGTCTTAACAAAGGCCTTAACCCCAATATACCTCTAAAAAATCGCAGAATGCCCCTAGAACACGCTTGCGCCCATTCGCGTATCGCACACATTGAAATTCTTTTAAAAGATACACGGACAGCCGTGTCACAAAATGTTTGTCGTTTTATGATACGACAACCAAAACAACAAAAATTTGCAGAAAGAGCCATAGAACTCTGCGCAGACATTGTGCCAAATATGATTTTGGAAGCCATTGTAGCCAATGTCACCACTGCACTCATCGCCATCATGTCCAAACTAGAACAGAAATACGAAGAAAATACACAATGGGAAGATATCACTCATATGATGACGTGCTGTATTCTAAACGACTATACCACAGATATCGTCAAAACACCAGTCAACGACCACTACTACGACAGACAATCGATCTTGAAATGGGTTAGATCAAAAGGTACAGACCCTTTGACCAGAGAACCGTTGCAAGAGTCCGATCTGTTATTGAGATCAGAATTTTTAAAGAATTATGCTAAAATTTTACAAGCAAAAATACAACAATTAGATCTTTAGTTTTTTTTTTTACTCTTCTTGTATTTCGTTAAAAGGAACTATTGACGAAGAATCCTCGTCTTCAATGGCCATCTCCTCATACTCTTCGACGATGGCCATCTCTTCGTCCTCAGGAATAGGCACATGAACAGGCACGGACTGGACATAAGTCACTTCAGCTAATTTCACACCATTCATCTTTCTCGCTTGCATAGAACCCATACAAGACGTAAATGCCAACAACGCAAAACCAAACGCAGTACCAATATTATAATTCGTTTCCTCACAATAGGACTCGTCCATTGTAACCGTCTCATTTGCAAACACCACAACACAGCTTCCATTACGGGCAAATTGCCGCTCACATTCGCGTGAACCACACCAATCCATTACTTGAATTAATACAGACACAAACGCCAAAAAATTTACAGTATTACACACAGCAATAAACGCCTGAATACCACTAAAAATATTCAAACGTCTCTTGTCAGTCGTCTCAGAAGCACGCAGACCCATCACAGGAATCAACACGCCCATAAACATCCAGGAAATTAAAAGAGACCACCACTTATATTCAGGAACATGGTGCAACTTATAAGAATAAACTGTATACAATGAGAAGGCCCCATGCGTAAAAACAATAGCCTTGATCCATTTACCAAGCTCTTTATTTGGCTTTTCAACTATAACTGCGTGAACTATCGTTGACATATTTTTTAAAAAATATATCGGTATTATATACTTTGAATTTAAGTTAGATGTTTCAACAAGGTTGCGATCGTTGCCTTTCCAACACAACGCTTTGAAGAGATAGAAATGCTCCGCAACGCATTCGCGTCTTTGTGCAACTGACTCTGCAATTCACTTAAAGTAGGATACACAGTTGTCAAGGCTGTCGCTACCGATTCAGACACCATCGTCATCAACATCAATAAATATACAGAATCAGATTTGCGTTTACGTTTGCTCAACAATGAACGCACACCCGTGCCCCCGAGAATCGTAGTACCAATCTTTTTGGTCAATTGCTGCAAATGTAAAGAGGTATCCTCAAGACCACGCGTCTGAATCACCCACATCTTATCACGCAACATCGTGTTCCAAATAGCCGAAGATAATGTCTCCGGAGGCTTACTCTGACCATAAAGACTGCCCTCAATCATATAAATCACTATAGCTCCAGAAGCAGACAATCGGGCCTTCTGCTCACGCCAACGACCATCGCTGATAGACGCGGCAAAGTCGTCCGTTCTTTTACGCTCAATCAGTGCCATGTGGCCATTCTTTTCTATCTTGATATCACCAAGAGGCAAACGCTCGACTGTAAATTTAACCGATTCTGCTTTCAATCGGGCAATTAAATCATGTTCACGATCGTCTATAATCATCTCACTCTTTTAGAAAAAGACATATATCTTTTAATCATATGACTAAACTTTTTTATTTTTATGAATATCGTGCGACCTTTGGCGAATCTCTGACCAATTTTTTGGCGAATCAACAACCAAAATTTTGGTGAATGACCAAAATTTTGGCGAATGTTTACTAAAATTTTGGCAAATGAAAGTGACCTTTGGCGAATGACCAATTTTTTGGTCACGATGAACGACCAATTTTTTGGCAAACCAACGACCAAAATTTTGGCAAATGAACGACCAATTTTTTGGCAAATGAACAACCAAAAAGGTCGCACGATGAAGACCAAAATTTTGGCAAATGAACGACCAATTTTTTGGCAAATGAACAACCAAAGGTCGCACGATGAGTTACCAACATTTTGGTCATTACAACAGGGAATTTTTTGGCAAATGAACAACCAAAAAGGTCGCACGATGAGTGACCAAAATTTTGGTCATTACAACAGGGAATTTTTTGTATAAAATCCGATCACTAATTTAGTGGATCCTATTTAGTGATAGATTGTATACATCAAAACTATGAACACTATGATCTTCTGTATCGGTGGTCGTTTGTCTGTGTCTAGCTCTAAATTTGAAATGTATTTGCGCCATAAGGGTGCTGGCTCCGTGAAGAAGAGTGTTACGCGTCATGTGACCCACTTGGTTGTGCCCGATCCTGAGAATTTGGATCGTCAGTCTTCAAAAGTGCAAGCAGCTTTGGAAAAGAATGTGACGATTGTGTCTGAACAATGGTGTCGCGAATTGTCTGCTGAGACACCGGTGCCTATGCTAGGATTCCAGGTAACGCTCGCCAAGAACTACAAGGACCAGAATGTGGACGGATGGTGGTGTTCTGAGAAATTGGACGGCGTTCGCGCCGTTTGGGACGGCAAGAATCGTTGTTTTTGGTCTCGTTCGGGCAATTTGCTCCATACTCCCTCCGAATTTATGGAGCAATTTCCGGATGTCTCTTTGGACGGCGAACTGTACGGCGGGCGCGGCAATTTTCCTCAGACTTCTGGTATTGTCCGCACGAAAGAACCGTCTTATGAGCAGTGGAAGGGGTTGCAGTTCTGTGTATTTGACGCGCCGGACATGCACGAACAGTCCTTCGAAGAGCGTCAGAAATATCTGTCTTCATTGATTCAATCTCAGAGACATTTACACTTGTGTGTACAAGTTCAGATTACAAAAGTCTCTATTCCTCAACGTTTGGCCGAGATAGTCACTGAAAAGGGCGAAGGCCTTATGCTCAGAAAACCCGGCTCTAAATACGACTTTAAACGCACGTCATCGCTTCTAAAAGTCAAGGAAATGCACGATGCCGAGGCTGTAGTGATTGGTTACGAGGATGGGACAGGAAAATATCGCGGTCTTTGCGGTTCATTGATGTGCGAGTATCGTGGCAAAATGTTCAAGTGTGGTTCTGGGCTTTCTGATGAGGATAGGCGCAATCCGCCTAAAATAGGCACTAAAATAACGTTTGGCTATTTCGAACTATCCGACTCGAGCGTGCCGCGCTTTCCAACATTTAAGAGAGTGTTTCAGGGACGAGTATGAAGGTGTACAAGTTATATTTTGCAGAAAATACTGACAATATGGAACATGTATCGATAAATGCGGCGAAACAAAAGAAAATTGGCCAATGATGCGGTGATTCTTTTGGCGGATTTGCCCAAGCAATTGCGATCGTGAACACCCACATTCCAGAGGCACCGAGGCCATCTTTAACGCGTGCCACGGTCCAAGGATAGTCATATAAAAATAAGTAACAAGAAAATAACGTATCTAAGAGACATCCGAACGCAAAAAATAAACACAATAACTCTCTAGATTCGTTTATTTCGGATGTTCGAGCAATCACAATAAAAATAGGTATCGCAATGAGGTCTTTTATAAATTGAAGTTTTTCCATCTTTTTCTTAGTAGTTTGTCCCTAAATATATGTTCTATATAAAAGGCATTGACTTGTGTAAAATGCCATATTCAAAAGAGATAGGGAAAACACCGCAATACGTGACGGGTTTTGTAACTTTGGATTTTTTTCGCCAAAAAAATGTGTGTCTGTGTATACTAAATTGACGAAGATTGGCATACCGGTTCACCGGAATGTAGAAGGTCATACATGCTCTTTAACCTTTTTGGATCTTTAAGAGTCATTCGCTATGGGAAACGCCGGCCAATGACTCGTTTCTTTCTGGCAAAATTTAGTGGATTGTGTATATAAACATCCGTGCCCATCAAAAAAAATGTCGGCCATTGCACATAAGACCAAACCTGTCGCTATAAAGAGGCCCGCATTAAAAAAGACAGACCAGTACATAGGCACATGTAGATCGTACGACGAGCAGCAACCCATTCCATCCTTTGTACGACGTTTGACACCCAAAAATAGTTCTGCCGTGGTCAATACGACAGACGACAAGCAGCAACGCATTCCATCCTTTGTACGACGTTTGACACCCAACAATAGTTCGGCGGTGGTCAATACGACAGAGAAAGATACAGAGGAAACGACTCTAAACGGACCTGACACCCAAAAATGTTCTCATATCACTGTTGAAACATAAGAACGCATATGCTTTTATGTTGCGTGTTCGGCTGGAAAGTGAGTAGCACCACTGAAACGACTCTAAACGGACCTGACACCCAAAAATGTTCTCATATCACTGGTGAAACATAAGAAAGCATATGCTTTTAATTTGCGTTGCTGATCGTGGCAGCTCTTTTGCTCACCAGTGATACTTCCGGTTAATTGTACCGAAATTTCGGTGAATTTACGGGGGAAATACGAGTTTGAAAATTACGAGTTTTATAGATATACTTAGAGCGAGCGACAGTGATCATGTTTACCACGTTCTTCGTCCGCTTCCAAGGTACTGGCACGTCCAACGCTCCGAAACCTGTGCCGCTCGCCACCATGCCGCCTGCGCCGCTCGCACCTGTCACTGCTGCTGTTGTGGTCGCACCTGTTGTGGTCGGTGCTGCTGCTGTGGTCGGTGCTAATGTTGTGGTCGGTGCTGCTGCTGTGGTCGGTGCTACTGCTGTGGTCGCACCTATTCTGGTCGCTGCTGCTGTTGTGGTCGGTGCTGCTGCTGTGGTCTCTGCTGCCGTGCTCGCTTCGGCTGTGGTCGCTCCTGCTGCTGTGGCCACAGCTAAAAAAAGGAAACACTACCTGTGTCGACTCAAGAAATGTCCACAGTGCGGGCTCCGGGCGACGAGCAATCGTCAGCTGGCCTGTTCCGGAGATCTCTGTGGACATGTGTATCTTCCACCTTCAAAGTACAAAAAGGCAAAGCTGCACCACAAGAAGGCTGCACCACAAGAGACCGACATGACCATCGAAGAGCTGGACGGCATTTTGGACGGTACTGGTCCACTGTCTCTGTCCATGGATATATTCGATTTCATGAACGCGTAATTAGTTCTCTTCCCAATGTGTCGGGAGCGCGGCTCTTCTTCAAGTTCCAACGCGGCAAAGTACTTGAAGAAAAATTCATCGTGATCTAGCCGTTGATTTTTGGTTCTATATTGTGATCTAGAACTATTGCTGGCCAATTTTTTCATATAAATATAAGTATTTAAAGTTTTTGATATTCATTAAATGTATTGGCTCACTTGTGTGGAACGAGGCGAGGTCGATAAGATGTTACGTTTTATTCGCATGGGCATTGATGTGAACGAGCGTCTTTCTAATGGCGATACTCCATTGCATGTTTGTGTGAGATGTGGGCATATATCGGCTGCTCAGATATTGTTATTGTCTGGTGCCAGAAAGGAAACAAAGAATGATTTGGGATATTCGCCACTCCAAACGGCGGCTCGATATAATGGAACGAGAGATTTGTTATTAATGTTATTAAAATCTGGTTGCCTTGCCTTTTGTAAGGATCGTCATGGTCGCTCTGCATTGGGTTATGCGCGTGCGTATGGCAAGCACGATATTATACATGCTTGGCAAGTTTCTTTAAAATGGCGGCGCTGGACTCGTAAACGTGTCTGTGAACGCGAGCGCCAGTTTGTATATCTGATATGGAACAAGTATGGCATTTCTTGTGAAGTGTTGTCGATATTAATTTTCTTGGAATAGCGATTAGATATAAAAAATTAACGTTTATTTTCTTCATCGGTTTCAGCCTTATGGCAAATACTATGTAACAATCTGCACTTGGCTCTTTCGAGCGGCCACTGCGACTGGAAATACGCCTCAGATTTTGTGACGAGCTTGGAGATGTGAATGGTCCATGTGGCGCGATCCTTGTGGGCCCAGTCGAACGTGCAAACGTTTTCGAGAGTGACTTTGCGGCCACACACGCCCCACGCGCCCCCACACTCACAAGCGCCCACTCGAAGTTTTTCGTCGTTGACGATCTTTTGGCGGCGGATCCTACACTGGGCGGTTTGGACGCCTCTCTCTTTTTTGGACTTGATGGTGTGGCACGCCCGGCACAAAGGCTGACACTTGGCCAGTTCCTCCTTCAGAGCTTCGGGGCCACCGTGCCACGCCCACCAAGCCCAGTGACTGCAAGCGTGGACTTTTTTTCCCAAGTAGTGGTCGGCTTCGATCGCGTCGGAGCAGCCACAGTGGGCGCACGTCTTATCCCTTTTCCAGTCGAGCCAGACTTGCCGGCACTGGCCAATCAAAGTCTCCGGGTTCATTTTAGAGCGATACTGAATGTCCCGGCAGAGTTGGCACGTGGTCGTGGGCTTTTTGCGGCGGGCGTACCTCGATATAAACTGATCTTCGGGCTGTATACGCGAGCAGT